ATTTTCCAATTAGTAAAGATTACACCCTCTGCTTTATTTAACCAACCACCAAGAATAGTATGTTTATACTTGTCTGGTCTACGTTCTTTTATTATTTTTATTTGATTTAAGAAACTTTCAGAGAGGTTCTCTCTATTATCTAAGTAGGTTGTATGAATGTATGTTGTATCGCCTTTGATTAAATTGCTCCCTGCTTCAATACCTTTTGTCTCAAAGAACTTTTGATAAATAAAATGCTCTTTTGTCGCTGGATTAAGAATAAGTATTACTCTATTTTGTTTGTCTTTGGATCGTATAGAATAGTCTATTTTGTCGAAGGTATCCTCATCTGTAAGTTCTTCAGCCTCATCAAGTACCCATGTAGTGACTCCAGCTAATGATTTAAGATTAGCCGTTTGAGTTCCTGAACTTGTTTTAATTCCTTTAAATAATATCTTTGAACCTGTCTTTAGATTAATTATTTCATCCTTTGTAATGTGAAAATCACTATGTTTGTCTAATAGATCAACTTTATCTATGAACTCTGGAATAATAGAAATGTGAGCAGAAGTAAGGGTATATCTAGTAAATAGAATAGTATGCCCTTCCTCATAAGTTAGTAATAATAATAGTAGATTTATACTAAATGATTTACCACTACCCCTGCCCCCTGTAACAATAAAGTAACGGCTATCGTTTATAAAAGTTTTATATTTCGGATTCAGTACTACCAAAACTAATAATGTCTTTTAGATCAACTCCTTTTATGTTGATGTCTTGTTCAACTCTTTGTTCGGGCTTACCAAATAAATGCTCTGCAACAAATATCTTACCACGTTCAAAAGTTAGTAAATCTTTAGCAAGTTCTATGCGTGCCTCCTCATCTGTCGTAACGTCTTTTATTATTTTTATAGCACTTAAAAGAATGTTATTAGTCTTTTCAAAGTCTTGTTTAGTTTTGTTTCCTGAGTTAGGTCTTGCCCCTCCATGTCCGTTTGCCATTTTGAAAAAAGTATTGGTTATTCAATTAATAATTTTCATTTGCATACCGTTTAGTTATTACAATTTTTCCACTTATATGGTTTGCTCTTTCTAACTTAATGCCATTATATTCGTAGTTAATTGCTTTTGCTTGCTCCTCAAATCCTTTTGAGTATTGAATACATACAATATCTCTCAAATTATCTTTGCCATATTCTATACACTCAATCAGCGTTATAGGTATCATATTCTTTGTAAACTTTGTTTAAATCTAAGATCAACTTTTGTAAACAACTTGAGCAACTTGTTGTGTTGTCTCTACGATTAAAAATCCTATTACTTATTTTCAAGAGTGCCATTTGTTGCGTTGGCTTTATTTTGTCGGTGTATCTATCAGTTCCTGGTGTCATTAAAGGAAGTAGATCAGTTAGGATATTATACTCTATTTCGTTTAAGCATAATGGATTTACGTAAGGAAAAAGTTTGTTAAGTGTTTCTTTTCGCTCCTCACATCCACAGTCCTCTCCAAAAACAAATTTAGCTAATTTATCTATTCCTGTTGCATGGAGTACGTTCTCTATGGTATCCCCTAGTCCTTTAGGTTTTCTCGTCCTCATATTGTTTTTTTAATTTCGTTTTACATTTTTTAATCGTGTGAAATATTGTAGTGACTGAGATATTTGTTTCTTTCTCTAAATCTCTCATTGACTTTCCACTGGTTAAGTATACATTAAATAAGTTTTTCTCGAACCACTGCCACTTGCTTGTTTCACGTTCAACAAATGTATCTATTTTTATCCAGAGTTCGTCACTATCTTCATCAATATATGTATGTAAATTATTTAATTCTATTGTTTTTATTTCGTTTTTATAATTATAGAAAAATATATTTCTAAGAGTTACCCATATATAAGACTTAGAAACCTCTGTTTTGTTGTCTGCATATTTGTAAATTCTAATATACATATCTTGAACTATGTCCTCTGCATCTGTCTTAGCACCAAATGATTTAACTATGTTTAGCCATTCTGTGTGATAGTTTGGTAAATCTTTAATTAACATAATTTATCTTAGTATTAATTTATACATTCCCTTTTCGTTTGGCTGTTCATCAATATTAAATGAGAAAGATAAAACGCCTGTTTTAGAAAGTTCATACACTTCATCAAACCATCCTATTAATTCTTTGCTACAAAAACGAAAAGTATTTTTATCCCGTTGATGAATAATAAAAGCATCAGGCTCGGTATCTTTAATTATGTATGCTGATTTTTCTTTTTTATTAAATCCAAACATTACGCCCTCATTGTCTTTTACATTCAAAATATTGCAGGTTTTTTGTGTTAAAGATACCCTTCCATTTTTTAAATAAATTTTAAGGCTTGCATCTTTGATGTAGTTCATTTGTCGGTGCGATGTTCTTCTAACTATCTCTATCATAATTTAACTTTTTAAGAACCGCAAGCTTCGCACTCGTCTTGATCTTGTTGAGGGTTGTTCACTATTTCGGGATTCATTTGTTTTTTAATCTCATAGATTTCGTTATGAATATCCATATCATCGTATAGGTTGCCCGTTAATTGTTTCTTTAATTCGTCAATTTTTTCCTGCATGATGTTTGTTATTAAAGTTTAAAAATGCCGTCTATTCCGAGCTGTCAGCGTTCTATTAAGATAAGAAGTTAGTGCGCCTATACTTATGATCGAGTGGCGTATATATCGGTATTAGTAGCTATTTTACCGACCACTCCAAAAATTTAGACTTGACAACTAATCTTAGTTCATCAACTTTTGACAATGGACAGCGAAAAGAAACCGCTTTAGTTTCTTCGTTGTATTTAGGTTTAGCACCCGAACCTTGCCGAGAGCCTCCCCTAGTTTCTTTTATTTTCATTAGTCGTTCAAAAATTTTATTAATGCTATATCAGCTTTTGCATTGGCATATTCGTAATTTTCGCCATCAAACGATCTATCGTAAGCAGCATTAAAAATTTTCAATGCTTCTTGTTCAAATTCCTTGTAGCAAGTCATTCCATTTGGAAGATTTACTTTTTCTTTTGTCGCTAAATTTTTCATTTTTTTTAATTTTAGTGTTGTGCTTAATTGCTTTCAACTATACAAATATACAAACTTATTTTGAATTTGAAAACTTTTTCAAATATATTTTCTAAAGTGCTAAAAAGGTTCTGCGTTCACTTCTTCAGCTTTGAAAACTTTCCAAGCTTCAATGCTTGTAAAATGCTTTTCGTTCCATTCAGTCGTGCGAAAATTAAACGATACATCTACTTTTGCATTTACTTTGTTGTACTTTTCAAACTTATCTACTTTCTCATCTCCATAGATTGAAAACTTAACACTTTGAGGATATTGATCTACTTCTTCAGTTACAATAAATTCAATTTTTTTTGTTTTTCCCACTTGGATAACATCAAGGATATTAGTAATAATACCCGTAAATTTCATTTCATTTTTCATTGTTCTTTTTGTTTTAAAATTAACACTTCATTTGCAATCTCAAAGGCTTTTTCAACTAGCTTTTGTTTTTTATAACTTTTTCGATTGTACTTCAAATGTGAAGCAATAACCGAGAAGTTAATGTCTTTAAAATCAATTATGTTTTTCATGTTGCTCTATGTATTTGCGGACATTTGTCCAGATGGTTAAATACTTTCTGAAGCCTTTCTCCATGACTTTAGCTGTCTCAATAGCCGCCTCTTTGGTCGGAAACTGACTTAGCAAAGTTTCAGCTTTTTCTTTTGTCTCTTTGTTCATTTTATTCTGATTTAAATGTTTCGTTGTAGTATTCTTGTGCGCAAAGGTAATCACCTGTAGTTAGTGAATTTAACCAAGCATTTTTAATCTGCTCCTTTTCCATTTCTTTGGCTTGTTTAAGGAATAAATTAAACCCTGACTTGCCTAGGTTTAAATCGTAGTTACGCCACTTTTCAACTAACCATTCTACTGCTGTATGTTTCATTTGTTTTTTAGATTTATCTTGTTAATATACTCGCTGTAGTATTCATGTGCCATGTGAACTTTCTCAATCATTTCAGTTTCTAACTTTTCATCCCTTTCGATTCTTAAAGTAGTCACTAAGCTTTCAATCGGTGCGTTTATTGTTTTGTGGATTTGTACGTTATCATAGCCAATTAAATGGTCTGGAGTGTCAACCATGCAATAAGCAAGCTCCGCACTGTTGACTTCATAAAGGTACATATAGCCCCTTAGTTGATATTCATAATCTTTTAACGTAATTTCCTCGCTAGTTGCAGGGAACGTTTCAAATGACCAGGAACATTTAATGTCTATAATTAATTCAGGTGTTATGATGTCGCATTCGCCTGTAATAATTTCTGTTGACTTTCTTTCTTTATTCTTTTCGTGTGTTGTAAAAAACACGTTGTTATAAAGCAATATAGCCGATCCTTCACACTCGATACCTTTCTTCACATACTTATTGTTAAGCTCGGTTTCGTATCCGTAAAAGTCTTGTTTAGCTATTGTTTTAATATAACTCTTTGCTGTCTCGCTTAAAGCTCCTTTGACTTTGGAGGCGGTGCAAATTTTCGGAAGTGATGAACATCTGATTTTCATAATGATTGAATTAAAAAAGTTAATACTGCGGAAAATAAAAAGCTTAACCAACCGAAAATAAATAAGCCTTGATTCCAATTTCTGATTATTCGTGTTGATCCTGTTGGTAATTTTGGATTAATTGATATTAAAAATATTAATAAGATTATCCAGTAAATTGTTAAGATAGTTAAGTAAAGGCTCATAAGTTGATCAATAATAAAGCCCCTTCTTGAGCTGTGTTTAATTTAAATTTAGCTTTCAATTCTTCAATCGCGTATTCTTTTTTACGTATTTTTTCAACTGCTTTGTCAAACCTTTCATTTGTTAATGTTTGACGTTCATCTTTTGCAATAGCGTCAATATCAGCTTCGGATTCGTCAATTAAAAATAAACCATTAATAGCGTGCTTTCTAGCGTAGCTTGATGCTGTTCCAGTGCATTGCTCTGAACTCATACCTTTGTGCTCACTTATTTCAGCATAGCCATAAACCGCTATATAAAAATCTCCATCGTAAAAGTGTGCCGTTGCTTTTAAAAAAAACTTTGACCCTAGCATAACAATTTCATCCGATAAATAAAGTAAGCATTTGTACTTGTTTAAGTATGGTTTTAAAGCTTCAAGCTGTTGTTCACTTGTTCGATACTTGTATTTTCCAAAGGAGTTAAACGAACCCTTAGGGCATTTTACCTCTGCTTGTATTAAGATTAAATTTTTCATGAGTTTGAGTTTAGGGTTATTTGATAAATTGTTAAATCGTAAAGTTGTATTGAAGCTTTAAAGTAATAGATCCCTTCTGTTGAAGGTAATAAGTTATACTTTTTGTTTTTTTCATTTT